GGTTTCGACTCTTCTCAAGAGTCTATTCAGCCAGTACCAGACGATGGCGACGAATATTATTCTTTGCCTGATCATATTAAAAGTAGTGTTCAGAAAGGAGGTGCGAAATGAAGATCATAACCGACCCAGCTGTTTATGATTACCATGCTGAAAAAGGCTTATTCATACCGTTAGATGACTTCTGTTCAACACCAGGCTTGATAAAGTCATTAAGAGATAATGTTAAGCGTCAACTCACGAAGGCGACATCTTATCTCGACTATTATAGAGGTGTTCATGAGGCAGGCGAAGCTTCTTCTCGTCAACAAACAGCTATGGATAGATGGGAAGAGCGAGTGAATAATCTTAAGAGTTCTTATAAAACTCTGTCAGAAGTAAAGAAAATAATTGATTTCAAATGAAATACAAAATGAAAGCGTCTATCGTTAATCTCGACGAACAAACAACTGAGACCCTTCGAGCAATGCTCGACCCTGGTTATATCTCTGAGCGCACAGAACGCTTAGAAGCCATCGAGGGTTTTCTTATTGATCAATGGAGGGATGCTGGCAATATAAAGTCTGACACCGTTCTCACATTCCTCGACACCCTACGCTCACTGCGTAGGGATCTCAACTCATTTCTCACCTCAGTGGACCCACACGGGGAAGCTGACAAATCTTAACGACAATGAAACAAGAAAAAGAACAAGAAGAGCAGCCTGTAACTGACATCAGTATATACATAGCTGCTTTATCAGCGACATATCGTCCAGCGTCAACACCAGCAGAGACAACTCATTTCTTCTCTACACCAGAGGTTGTAGACGCAATTAAGAACATAGACCCTTCCGCTAAGATTAGCGTAGAGCAAGTTTTCTCTGCGCTTCGTGACGCAGGATTTCAGTTTTGCAACCGACCTGGTGCGCAAGGGTTGGAATTCAAATGGATGTTCCGTGAAATATAAGTCTTTATAGTTATAGTTATATTTTAAGTTATGGTTTTTGAGGGCAGTACGTCGTGAGACGTGCTGCTCTCGCTTTTTTTGTCCTTTTCCCTTCCCATTGCTCGTGCTATCTTTGTAACATGGTAACAGATCAATTCGTTAAGGATGAGTTTATCTCAGATATCCTCCGTCGTGACATAGGCATCATCTATCAGACACAGGAGGAGGTAGCAAATCGCTACTTCAAGGAGCGTACTGGTACGCTTCGTGAATTCCTGTCCCGTCGTGCTTTCACTCCGAAAGAATCGAATGGAGAATTCTCCGTATATATCAATGTACTCTCTTACATTCGCTTCCTCGATATGCAATATCGCTTAAACTACGCTGGTATGAGCTCTAAGCGAGCGAAGAAGCAGCGTGCTAAGTATGCTATCTATAACAGAGTCGTCTGGGGAGTTCTTTATAACGAAACATTCCCCGACATCCAAGCAGGCTTTACGGACGAGGTTCGTGAGGCTTGGAGGCAAAAAATGGAAGATGCACTTTCACAGCACAGATTACTCACAGATAATCAATAGATATGAGCAAAATCAAAGAAGACCATATATCTTTGGTCATTGACGCAAAAACAGACAAGGCACAGCAGGAATTACGACAGCTTGAGCGTGCTACGCAGGACCTTAGTAAGGAAATGAAGGCACGACAGAATCGAATGCTCGACCTCGAGGCAGCAGGTAAGAAAGAGACCGCTGAGTACAAACGCTTACAAGCAGAGGTGAAGAATTATAGTAATCAGATTACTACTAATAATAAGAAACTGCGTGAACTTCGCTCTGCAATGGATGTCAATGCTATGACGATGTCACAGCTCAAGAAACATGCCAAGGAACTTCAGACAGCACTGAATAATACTTCAAAGGCAGCGAATCCGAAAGAGTATGAGCACTTAGCATCACAGCTTCGTAGCGTAAATGGACGTATGTCAGAATTGCGTCGTGATGCTTCTGGACTGACTGATTCTATGGGCAAGCAGTCCTCTGGAATCATGGGCAAGTTTGAAGGGATGTTCTCCTCTATCTCTGGTGGTTGGACAAAGCTCGTTGGTGTAGCAACTGCTGCCGTCGCTTCTATCTCTGCCGTGATAGAAGGGGCAAAGTGGTGGTATAAATACAATGTCGAGATAGAAGAAGCGCAACGTCTGACACGTGAATTCTTCAATATACAGGGTGACGAACTTGTCCACACGCAAAGTCAGATATCAGCACTCGCTTCACAGATGGGAAAAGACTACAAGGAGGTCCTCGGTACAGTTGAATCTCTCACCAATCAATACGGTATATCTACGACTGAGGCTATTAATGCTATTAAGGACGGATTGCAGGCTGGTGCTGACCTTAACGGAACATTCCTCAGTCAGATTCAACAATATGGACCAGCCTTTAGTGATGCAGGAGGTGCTGTTAATGACCTTGTAGCAAGTATCACACAGACACGCTCAGGTATATTTAATGAGGCAGGCATGGGCTTGATTCAGACCGCTACAAACCGTATTCGTACTATGTCTTCAGCTACACAGAGCGCACTTAATTCTATCGGCATCTCAAGTAAGCAACTCGAAGCTGACCTTATATCAGGAAAGACCAGTATCTTAGAGGCTATTAAGATGATTTCAGGTAAGATTAAGGAGCTGCCTGAAAACTCTATGCAGGTGGGTCAAGTCATGAAGGCTGTCTTTGGAAAGACAGCGAGCAACGAGGGTATGAAACTCGTGAAGACCTTAGCTGATATGTCTACTAATATGGAGGAACTGAAGGGCGTAACAGGCGAATACGGAGAATTACAACGTGAAGAGGTCGACGCACAAGCAGAACTTAACGAGAAGATGTCTAAGTTCTTCGGTCTTGGCGAACATGGCTTTGATGAGCTTACAATGAAAGCTAAGATATTCGGAGTTAAAGCCTTGTCTAAGATTATCGATTACACGGTTAAAATCATTAACTACTTCATTGATTTATATAATGAATCTAAGGTGTTTCGTGCAGGCATTGAACACATTAAAAACAACTTCAAGAGTACATGGGAGGTCTTCAAGTTTGGAGTTTATCTTGTTATTGACGGATTCAAAGGCATGGGGCGAATGGCAAAAGCCTGGGCTAAAATCATTGAAGGTGCGTTCTCTTTCGACGTCGATAAAATTACAACAGGTATCAAGGGACTTTGGGATGCCTACAAAGACACGTGGGTCGAAATTGGTAATGATGCAAAGAAGATGGCTGCGAATGTTCGTGACAATTTCATTGAAGCGATAAAAAACACAGGTAGCAATAAGAAGGTAGCTCATCTTTCTGTCGATGTAACACCCGAGGTGAAAAATCATGCTGCAAACAAAAGTGGTTCTGGCGGAGGCGGAAAGAGTACCATTGAAAATGGAATCAAAGACTCTAAAAAGAAAACTAAAACAAAAAAAGATAAAACCAAGAAGGGTCCAGACCCTGATGAAGTAGCAGCTAAACTTTTTTCTCATGATCGTGCTCAAGACCTCGATGTTGAAAAGCGAAGTTATGATAAGAGTTTGAATGCCCTGAAAGAAGCTCTTGCGAAAAAGACTCTTACACAAGAGCAGTACAGCGCATACGTGGCTGCTCTTAATATTCAGCATCAGAACAAGCTTCTCGATATTGAGAAGGCTTACTTGCAACGCTCTGAAAACTTAGTGTTTAATGATGCTGCGAAAAAGAAGACCTTACAGGAAGGTCAAGCTAAGGCTGTCGCTGACCAGCAGCAGGCAGCAAACACCGCTTATATCGAAGCTGAAAAAGAATATTACGAATCGCTTGAGAAGATACAGCAGTCCGCACCAGATAAGCCGCAGACACTTCAGGATGAATGTGATGCAAAGCTGCTCCTCTTGGATGGATATTACCAAGCTTCATTGCAGCGAGCAAAGGATAATGGCGAGCGTGAGAAAGAAGTCTCAGAGGCTTACGAAGCTGCTAAGGCTGCTATCATTGTGGATTATGCGAAGAAAGCAGAAGAGCAAAAAGCCCAAGCACGACAGGAGTATGGGCTTGACACATTCGAAGACCAGTATGCCGCACGTCGCAAGAAGATAGAGAATGACACCCTGCTCAATGAGCAAGATCGTCAGCAGGCTCTTACTAATCTTGACCAGCAGGCAGAAGAACACCGCCTTCAGATACGTCAGCAGTATGGTCTTGCCTCACAGCAGGAACTCTATAATGCTGAACTGGAACAGTTGAAAATGCACCTTCAGAACAAAGAGATATCTGAAGAAGAGTATGAAGAGGCTGTTAAGAGAATGAAAATCGCCAAGATGAAGGAGGCGTTCGATTACTACTCAAACCTCTCCAGCGGTGCTGTTCAAGCACTACAGCAAGCAGAGGAAGCGAATGTTGATGCGAAGTATGATGCGGAGATTGAAGCTGCAAAGAACGCTGGTAAAGACACTACGGAGCTTGAGAAGAAGAAGGCTAATGAGAAGCTGAAGATACAGAAGAAATATGCGGATGTTAACTTCGCTATTCAAGCATCGCAGATTATCGCATCAACTGCTTCTGCAATTGCTAAGACATTCTCTGAATTGGGCTTCTCTGCTGGTATTCCTGCTGCTGCCTTGATGGGTATCACGGGTGCAGCACAGCTTGCAGCTGCTCTTGCAGAGCGCAATAAGGTGAAGCGAATGACGCTAAGCGGAGCAGGTGGTTCTGCCTCTGCTTCAGGTGCACGTGTCGCAACAGGTCTTGAGTCTGGTGGTAGTATTGATGTCGAACGTAAGCAGGATGGAAAGATGTTCCGTGCTGACTACGACCCAGATAGGCGTGGATTTATCGACAAACCAACCGTTCTCGTCGGAGAAGGTGGGTATGGTCACAGCAAGGAATGGGTGGCTTCGAATGCTGCTGTTGAGAATCCTACCGTTGCACCATTCATTGACATCATTGACCGTGCACAGCGTGCAGGAACCATTCGCACACTCGACATGAATAAGTTTCTTGTTCAGCAGGCACAAGGTCGTGCCTCTGGTGGGTACGTTACGCCAACAGTTAATGACGTGCGTGGTGTAGCGAAAGACTCCTACAAGGATACGCTCATCGAGCGATTAACTGATGTTCTTGACCGATTGTCTGTTGACGGCATCCCTGCATCAGTTTCTCTTAATGAGATAGAACAGAAGCAGCAGCTACAAGACAAGGCACGAAGATTCGGAAGTAAATAGACTTAACACCTTACATAGTAATGAAGATAACTAACATAGAGAAGGGCGAAGACTACAACCTCAAGCCCGACACACAGATACAAGTTGAACGAACCAATCCATTCTTCAATGATTACGGAGAACAGACGACACCGCTCGAACTGCCTTCGTCAGAACGTAATCGCAGGATACTCGGTTTCCCTGACTCGTTCGGTAGACGAGTGAAGATGACCGCTACAGATGTCGCGATACAAGATGGTGAGTACTTCGCTCAATGTAGGCAGGTGGTGCTGTCTGCTCAATACAAGGGTGGAATATCAACCTCCTTCTACATTAACGATGGCTCCTTTTATTCAAGGATTCAGAAGGTAAAGCTGAAGGATATTTTCAAAGGCGAATTCATACCAGGAGTGAACACTGTAGAAGAAGGGATTAATTTTTGTCGTAATCTTCGCAATAACTCTAATGAGCATTACGGTATCTTTCCAGTGCTTTTCACAGATGATTCTGGACAAAAGGAAGGTCTTAATTATAAGGTGTTAAATGGGTTTGGTAAGGAAAAGGTGTTGAGATACGACAAAATCTACGACTTCCTTCCAGAGGTACCTTCAGTTAAATCGTTTCACCCCGATATGAGCGGTGAGGGCTGTGACTTCTATAATGCAGTACAGCGCACAGAGTATGTTAATGACGTACCTATCACGCTCGCACCAGGCTATTATATGTCGCCATTCATTCGTGCTAACTATCTTCTGAAGCGTGTTTTCGCTTACTTTGGGTATGATCTGCAAGAGAACTTCTTTACTCGCACAGAACCATTCAATAAGATGGTAGTCGTAAACAACGTTATGGACGTCTTAGTGAATGGAAAGATAAAGGTCGCTGACCTTGTACCTGATATTACTTGTGCAGATTTTATCTCTGTCTTTCGTAAGAAGTTCTGCTGTGAGTTCACCTCTGATGAAGGTAAGCGCATTGCAGATATCATCTTCTTGCGTGATGCGCTGAATGAAACTCCGAATACCGACCTTACCCATTGCGTAACCCAAGAACCTACACTCTCTTATAAGTCAGAGAACGACTATAAGCGTGTAACACTCTCAGCGGAGGAGAAGGTTGATTCTGAAATCTCAGACTCCTACGACGATATAGATAGCTTAGTAAAGGCGAACCCGAACGCTTACTTCGACCCTATCGATGGGGCTATTTATAAGACAGGATGGTCTGGTGACTTCCAAGTGACGGTGAAGATAGGCGAAGCCTCACAAGACTACAACACGGGAGAAACTCTTGAAGCAAAAGAGATAAAGGTTCCTGAACTTATACCAGAGTTACGAATGCTTAGTTATAAGGCAACTATCAAGGAGGAAGACTTTACCTATGATATGGGTAAATTCCTCTACGTAGGTTCATACATGTCGCTCAATTCGAAGATGGTTGTTGCGACAGAACCAAAGGAGAACACTTCGGAATCTGCCAACAAACAAAAGACGATACTCGCCTTTAGTTATCTTTCAGACGGTCGTCCAGCAGGAACTATCTCTGCTTACGATGTGAATGCGCCTTCACATCCTCGCATCTTCGATTACGCTTTGCATTACAATGGTCCACAAGGCATCTTTGAAAAATTCTACCGTGAATACGACCTGCTACTGCGCAATTCACTTCACGATATGAAGGTGAAACTGCTACTCTCTCAGTCGCAGAAGCAGAACCTATCCTCTTATGCTAAGGTCGTTATTCGTGGTGTGCCGTTCTTTTTCAACAAACTCAAGTTCACAC